AGGAACATGGGGCGAGACTTTTCAGCAATGGTGCCAGACCCGGTGGCGCTTTGAGACACCCCGGAAAGCTCAAGGAAGAAACTGCCATACGACTTAGGGCAAATTGGGAATCTGCTCATGCTGGTTCCGCTAATGCCCATAGAGTTGCCATCCTGGAAGAAGGATTGGAATGGCAGACCATCGGAATGAACGCGGAGGATTCTCAGTTTATCGAAGCACGGAATTTTCAGGTAGAGGACATCGCCCGTATCTTTCGTGTGCCGTCTGTCCTCATTGGACATCCCGATAAGAATTCCACTTACGCTAGTGCGGAACAGTTCTTCTTGTCTTTCGTGGTTCACACCATACGTCCGTGGGTTACGCGATTGGAACAGTCCATCAATCGCAATCTATTGACGGAAAAAGAGCGTAAGAAATACTTCGCAGAATTCCAGATGGACGGCCTGCTTCGTGGCGACATTAAGAGCCGTTACGAAGCCTATGCCATCGGCAGAACGAATAAATGGTTGTCAGCCAATGAAGTCAGAGGATTTGAAAACCTCAATCCGATTGAAGGAGGGGACAAATATGAAAATCCCAACACCACGTCAGGGAATGACAAACCAACGGATAAACCCAAGGATAAACCAACGGAGCTAGACGATGGAACAACGTGAGATTAGAACCTTTACCTTTCAATTAGAGGAAAGAAAAGACGATAAGGAACCGCGCATGACCGGACACGCGGCGGTCTTTAACGAGATTACCAAGATAGGAAATTTCTTTCGCGAGCAAGTCGCGCCGGGTGCCTTCAAACAGTCCATCGAGGATGACGATGTAAGAGCTTTGTTTAATCACGATCCTAATTTTGTCCTTGGAAGGAATGTCTCGGGCACTTTGAGGATGAAAGAGGACGATAAAGGATTGGCGATTGAAATAGACCCGCCTCAGACGCAATTTGCAAACGATTTAATGATTTTAATGAAACGCGGAGACATCTCGCAAATGAGCTTTGCATTTCAAGTGTTGGGTGAAATGTGGGAGGAAAACGAAGATGAACTTCCTCTCCGCACACTCAACAAACTCAGACTTTTCGATGTGTCACCCGTGACCTTCCCGGCTTATGAGGGGACGGATATCGGTGTTCGTTCCCGTGACGCATGGAAGGGCAGTCAATCCGCGCACCGAATCATTCAGGCGCGACGTTCATTAACTTTGAGAAGGAGAAATTATCATGAGTAAGGTGAATGAGCTGCGTCAGGAGCGCAGCGGTATCCTCGTTAAAATGGAGGCGCTGCTTGAAAAAGCTTCGACGGAAAAGCGCGACTTCACCCCAGACGAGGAGAAAGAGTATGACATCATGGAAAAAAGCCTTGACCAACTGGATCAAAAAATTATTCAGGAGGAAAAGACCGAAGCACGCCAGAAACGGGTAGCCGAGGAAAGGAAGCGTCTGGGTAATCCACAGCCGGTTATTACCAGCTTGGAACCGGATGGGTTTCGTAATCTCGGCGAGTTCTTCCACGCTATTGTCCGCAATCCAGGCGATCAACGGCTTCAGGAGCTTCGTGTGCAACAGGCAAAAGACGGAACAGCGGGTGGTTTTAACATCCCGGAACAGTTCCGACCTGAGTTGTTGGAAATCCCTGTAGCTCCTGCTGTCATCCGTCCAAGAGCGACGATTATTCCTGCTGGTAATCCACCGGATGCGGCTATCACCATGTCTGCTCTGGATCAACGTGCTTCAGCAGGCGCTAATCATATGTTTGGTGGCGTGATAGTTACCCATAGTGGTGAAGGCGATGCAATTAACGAATCCACGGCGCGTTTCCGTCAGTTCAAACTGGAACCTAAGCCGATCACGGCATTTGTCACGGCGTCTAATAAGCTGGTAGCAAATTGGGATGCGGCAAGTGCCGTCATTCCGCGTTTGATGCGCGGGGCACAGGTCGCGGCGGAAGACACTGATTTTCTCAGTGGCGATGGCGTCAATAAAGCCTTGGGCATTATTAATTGTCCTGCGGCTGTTGACATTAATCGCGCTACTGCTTCGCAGATTGGATGGGCGGATATTCGGAACATGCTTTCACGTTCCCGGAGTATTGGCGGTCAACGTATCTGGATTGCTTCGCAAACTGTTCTTCCGCAATTGATGCAAATTGCAGATGCTTCCAGTCGTGCTATTTGGGCACCATCTGCATCGGATAGCGTTCCGCCGACATTATATGGGCTTCCGGTTCTGTTCCATGATCGTTCTCCAGGGTTGGGGACAAAGGGCGATTTGGTGTTAACCGATCCCACGGCTTATGTCATTAAGGATGGTTCCGGACCTTTTGTCGCAGTTTCGGAGCACTTTCGTTTCCAAAATGATGAAACGGCTTTCCGTCTTGTCTTTAACGTGGATGGGCAACCGTGGCTGACTGAGCCGATGGCTTTGGAAGGTTCAACCGCTAACACGGTGTCGCCCTTCATTGTTCTCGACACCCCGTAATTAATATTTTAGGAGAAAAGAAATGAAACGACTTGGTGAAGACGCTCAAATCTTCCATGAGCAGATCAGTATTTCCTCGGCGGCCACCGGCATGACCTTGGGATATTCGATGGAAGACTGCGAATCAATCAGTTTTATCTGCGGTTTGGGAACGGTAGCGGCAGCGGCTGCAACTTCTCCCACTTTCACGGTACGTCAATCCGGGGATATCGGTTTGTCCACGAGTACCACGGTAGGCGGGGCAACGGCTATTGGAGGTGTATCGACGGCGAATCAGGTTACGAACGCACGGAGCGTCCTGATCACGCTTAGTTCAGCCTCGACGGATACCAATACCATCACTCTGAACGGGTACACCCTGACTCAGACTACGGTAGGTTCCGCGACAGTTGCCACGGCACTGACGTTTGGCGCTACGGCTGGTTCCACGGATGCAGCGGGCCTGAATTCCATGGGTAATTCGTTATCCAGTGTTATCAATAACTCGACTTTGAGTTATTGGATGACGGCTTCTACTCCTTCCACTGCCACGGTTCGTCTGGTGGCAAAGGACACGGCCAGCACTGGTATTACTGTAGCTTCGACAGGCGGTCACACGATCACTCTGGAAAAGTCGCATAGTCAAATTGACGTTCTCGCGTCTGATTTGAACTCCACTTCTAAATATGTCGGGGTTCATATCTCAACCGTGGCTACGGCTGTGACTTGCGGCGTGACCGTTATCAAACGCGGTTTGCGTTACAGTCCTCCGTATCAGTCTGCACAAGCTTATAAGAAGTCCACTTAATTGTAGTTAACGAGGAGGCATCCTAAATGAAGGTAGCGATAGTCGGTTGTTCGCAGTCAAAGTCCTTGGCTCCGTTCGATGATTTAAGTTTTGAGATATGGGGGGTAAATAACCTTTACCCCCACATACCCAGAGCGAATAAATGGTTTGAAATACATGAAATCACCCAACAGGGTGAAACATATTTAAGACGTGGCGATACGAAATTCCGTGGTCAACCAGTCAACGATTATCTGAAGACGATGGGTGAGTGGACACAGGAAAAGAGTTGTCCTGTTTATATGCAAAGGAAATGGGATTTAGTTCCAACCAGTATTCCCTATCCAATAGAAGAAATGATCAAGAAGTTTGGCGGGTATTTTACCAATTCTGTTTCATGGATGATTGCCTTGGCAATTCATGAAGGCGCCGAGGAAATTCATATCTATGGTGTAGACATGGCTGTAGGAAGTGAGTACGAATCACAGCGGCCTTCCTGTGAATATTTTCTCGGTGTTGCGGTAGGCATGGGGATTAAAATATATATCCCGCCTGAAGCCGATCTTCTTAAAACCCGTTTTCTTTATGGTTTCCAAGAACCAGAATTGAGAGCTTGGAACAAGAAAGTAAAGATGATGCTTCAAACGACTAAGGAAAAGAAAGTGAGAATCGATAAAGAAATTCAGGATATCCGTTCTCGGATGACACATGAAATTAACATCCGCGAAGCCCAGATTCAACAATATCTAGGAGCGGAAATGGCTTTGAAAGAATCCGATAAAATCTGGTCATGAGACGCTATCGTGTTATCAGTCCTTTCCGATTAAAAGACGAGTCGGGCAATCCCAAAGGTTATGCCGAATTGGGTCATATCGTGCATTTATCGGACTTGGAAGCTGACAGACTTTCCAAGGCCAATTGCATCGAAGAAGTGGAAATTATGACTAAAACAGCACCGGAAGATAGACGGAGGAAGCGTGGTCTTAACTCTGGTAAGTGAATCCACGATTGAACCTGTTACCGTCGCGGAACTGAAAACATACCTCCGCATGGAATCTACCGACTCTACAGCGGAAGATGGGTTATTAGGAAATTATATCGTTGTAGCTCGTAAACAGGCGGAACATTTGACGCGAAGAGCTTTGATAGTTAAAACATGGCAACTGCGTCTGGATGATTTTGCCAACGATACAGCAATCATCGAGCTTCCCAAGCCTCCGCTTTCGACTGTATCGACAAATGTTAGTATCACTTACGTCAAAGACACGACCGCAGGAGATACTACAACAATCGGTTCGACCGTTTTCACCGTGGACTTCAACAGCGAACCGGGACGTATTTATCCGGCTTACGGTAATGAATGGCCTGATTCAATCCGGGATCAAAAGCACGCTATCACAATTCAATATATCAGCGGTTATTCAACAGCATTGATTCCTCAACCTATTGTCCAATGGATAAAAATGCGGGCCTTGGATATGTTTGAAAACAGGGAGTCTTTGACGGAGGCGAGGATTGAAGAAATTCCCCGGAATTATGTGGACGGTTTATTGGATGAGTACGTTTTCCCTCTGATCCCATGAGAGTCGGACGGCTTAAAGCCAAAGTCACTATTCAGCAGGCGGCGGAAGCGGCCGATGCTTACGGCGAACGAGTGATGACGTGGAGTGACTACGCGGCGAATCGATGGGCGGAAGTTGACCCACAGAAAGGAGTGGAGCAGTTTCTAAGACAACGCACTATCTCCGAAGACACTATTCTATTTCGCCTCCGCTACATCACCGGAGTTATTCCAAAGATGAAACTGGTTTATGGCGGGAATGATTACAACATTCGTTCGGTAATCAATGTCAGAAACGCAGACAGGGAACTTCTGCTTGAGTGCCAAAAGGTTAGCTAATGGCTGACTTTGAAATAAAGATTGAAGGGCTGGACGAACTTAAAAGAGAGTTATCACAATTCCCTGAACAGCTTCAAAAGAAAGCTTTGGATAAAGCTGTTAGGGCTGGTTCCAATATCATCTTGAAAGCTGCCCGTTCAAAAGCCCCTGTACGCGCCCGCGAGTGGGAAGGGATTAAATATCCTAATCCCCCAGGGACTTTAAAGAAAGGTATCAAAGCAGAAAAGGCCAAGCGTATGCCTGCCTATTTCAGACGTGACATTATCGGATTCAGTCCTTCGGCATGGTACGGAGCGTTAGTGGAAAGAGGCCATAAAATTGTCAGGGGCGATAAGACAGTGGGGCATGTGGCGGCTAAACCTTTTCTCAGACCGGCCTTCGATGAGAATTTAGAGAAAGCGTTGGGTGCCATGAAAGAAGCTTTAGGTAAATCTATCGGAGATATCAAGATGGGAATAATCAAGGTCAAATAATGCCACTGGAACAGAAGCTTTATACCGCTTTAACTAGCTCGACATTGATAACCACTCTAAGCAGTAACCGTATTTATCCTTTACGTTCCCCGCAAGATTCTGCTTATCCGCATATTATTTATACCAGAATCAGCGGGGAACGCTACAACGGATTATCCGGTTATCTGGATTCGGAACACCCCACGATTCAGATAGATGTTTATTCCACGTCTTACAGTCAGGTGAAGTCTATATCCGCCAATATCCATACGGTGTTGGATGCAACAACCACTTTCAAAGCGATTCTGTTATCTGACAGCGATCTTTACGAAGATGCTGTAGACAAATACAGAGTCACGGCAGATTACGGGATTATCAACAACGAGTAGTGTCCGTCGGCCCGCTTGGTTCTATGGGGATGCCTCCTCGTGATCGAGCGGTGTCCGGCGGGCC